TCACGCTCCGCCGCGTGATATGCAGCGTCGAGGGTCCCCTGGGTGGTTGCGATCGCGCGGTACGCCTCGCGGATCGCGTCGCGGTTCGGTGTAGGGGTGCTCGTGGGGATAGGGGTAGGGGTGGTGCTGGTGGTGCTCATGGGATCTCCTGGGAAAGCGAGCCGGCACAATGCCGGCTCAGGGTTAGGGGTGGGTGGTGCGTCGATATGGGAGGAGTATACCTGCTTTTCCGTAGTTGTCAAACGTAACAATGGTGCGGGGTTACGCCCCCACTAGCGGCGGGGACAAACTATCGGTGGGGCAGTTTTCGCCGTTTTTGGCCCATTTTCGGGGCCGATTTCCAACAAAAATGTCACGCCGCAGCTACACAGACTTGTAAGTTGTTGAATCTAAAGGTGGAAACATTACTTGTAGCTGCGTAAACCGTTGCTGATAGTCACTCTCAACATCAACGATTTCAATGGGTTACAGATTAGAAACAATGAGTTACGCGATTCGCGAAGAATGGATTGGCGAAAAAAAAAAATGAAAAAAAAAAAGAAAAAAATATGGTTCGAAATTATCTCCAAAATCGCGTAAGTCATTGTTTCTAATATGCAAGTTATTGAAAACATTAATGTTGAGAGTGATTATCAGCAACGGTTTTTGCAGCTACAAGTAACGTTTGTCTCAATGGAATCATGAACTTCCAAGTCTCTGTAGCTGCGGCGTGACATTTTTCACTGAAAAAGGACCCTTGTTTGCAAATGTCCCCATATTTGTGGGGTATTAGGAGCCTCCTAGGTCAGGATTACGGGGCAGAATGTCCCACGCTGACCCCCTATATGGTACAGAATGAACCAGAATAGCTCGAATCTGCTACGCGCGCGCGCAAGTATTGCTGTCACCCTGTCCCCTGTCTGGTACAGAACGTCCCAGAAGCGTCAAGTCCTTGACGGTCTTGGCTGAAAACCTGCCCTAGGTGGCCACAAAGTGGTCAGATCCTGGTAAAGACCATCATATTCATATGGTTTGGTGGGACATTCTGCCCCATGCTGGTGGCACAGGGGATGCTAGATGCAGGAACCATGCCGGCCGGTGGCACGTGGTGTGCATCTAGCAGGAACCATGCCAGCCGGTGGCACGTGGTGTGCATCTAGCAAGAGCCGTGCCAGCCGGTGGCACGTGGTGTGCATCTAGCAAGAGCCGTGCCAAGGCAATCAAGCAAGATCCATGCCACAGGGAAACCTTGAAGCCCCTCGGGATCGCAAAGACGTCTCCTACATACTGAACCCCCCCGCGCAGTTTTTCCCATTTTTCTTGGTGCTTTTCTGTCGCGCCAATGTGCTAGAGTATCCACGTGACGCGCGAGAAGACCTTCGTGGTGAACGTGCTGCGGCCCCTCCTCCTAGAGTGCTGCGAGGACTGTCGGATGTTGGAGGTGCGGGGAACCCTAGGGGTCCCTGACCTTCTGATCTTGCGCGGGGGTGCCCCTGGCTTCATCGAGGTGAAGTTCCAGGAGCGGCCTGCTCGGCCCCTTAGGCTGAGTGGGGCGCAGGTCAGTTTTCTCAACGCCTGCCCCCGCCACTCCTGGCTGCTTGTGGGGTTCCCTGGGGACGCGGCGATGGTCTGGCCGGGCGGGGAGGTGCGCTACGGGATGCGGAGTCGTGGTGGGCTGTGGGTCCCGCTGACCGTCGAGGCGCTTGCCGCGGTTTTTGAGGTTCCCAAAACCTGAAAGTTGTGGTAGACTGCTAGAGGGTAGTGGCAGCCTAAGGGCCCGATCTTGCCTCCCCTCCTAGGATGGCGTGGTCTCATCAACCCGCCGTCGGGTTTCTTGGCTGCCACTATCCTCCACCCTCTGACCCATGGCGAGACCCAAGACCTCAACCAACCCTAACGTGGTGGCGAGAAGGATCTTGGCGGCGGTCAACCGCGCGACAGATCCTGAGCGCGGCCGGGTGAGGCTTCAGGCTCTTTTGGAGGAGTCCTTCGAGGAGGACGTGCTCGGGACCCTGCGTCTGATCAAGGACTTCGTTCCCAAGGAGGTATTTGCCCGGCTGGCGGGGCTGGGGGAGGGTGGGGAGGAGACCGAGGCAGATATCATGCGCCGCCTGGAAAAGGTGGTGCAGCAGTGGCAGCAGGTCCACGAGCGGCAGGCGGTAGGGGCGCGGCGGGTTCTTCCTGTGCACCACCACCTGGAGGTGATCGACGTGGTACCGCCGCGTTCGGAGGAGGTGGTATCGGCGCTGGGGTTCGATCCGGGGGAGCACGTGGTGGTGCCGGAGCACCCGACCACCCTCGATCCGGGCGAGCCTGAGGGTGGTGGCGAAGAGCTGGGTCCTCGCGGGAAGCCCTCTGAGCCGCGATGACCACGACCACGGACGACGTGAATCAGGCGGAGCGGGCGCTGTTCATGCAGGCTCCGCTCCGCCTGGTGGACTCCGGCTACCTGAAGATTCAAGACAAGCGGGGGCGGATTGTGACGCTGACCCTCAACAAGGGCCAGCGGGCGCTGCGGGGGACCATCGAGCTGATGCAGGCTCGCGGGTTGCCGGTCAGGATTTACAACCCGAAGGCCCGGCAGTTTGGGGGGTCAACCTACGCCGAGAGCGTGATCTACGGGGATTGCAGCCAGCGGATTGGCCGCAACGGGTACATCATCGCGGACGACGTGTCGAAGGGGAAGAATCTCTACAGCATGACGCGGCGGTTTCACCGTTACCTGCCTGAGTATCTGCGGTATGAGCTGGAGGTCTCCAACTCCCGCGAGCTGATCTTCAAGGACCGCGAGTCCAGGATCGTGGTGGACTCGGCGGACAAGCGCGACTCGGCGGCGAGGTCCTTCACCTTCCAGACCGTCCACGTCTCGGAGATCACGCGGTTCCCCGACCCCAAGGGGACCCTGAACTCGGTGCTGGCGACCGTGCCGGATCACGAGGACACCTTCGTGATGGTGGAGAGCACCTGCAAGGGGGTCGGGGACTACTTCCACCAGGAAGTCACGCGGGCGGTGCAGGGCACTACGGACTGGGCGGTCTGTTTCGTACCATGGTGGTGGGTCGAGGAGTACACCATGCGCGTCTACGACAGGTGGACCGCGCCGAGTGACGCCCGCGAGGAGTGGTTGTTACGTGCCGGGTGCAATCCTGAGCAGTTGCAGTGGAGGCGGTGGGCGATCGAGAACAAGTGTGCCGGAGATCCTCGGGTATTCGACGAGGAGTACCCGGACTCCCTGGAGCGCGCCTTTCTGACCTCCGGCAACCCGGTCTTTCACATCGAGGTTTTGCAGAAGATGTTCGCGGAGGCCTCGACTCTCGGGGTGGGGTACCACGGCAAGCTGGTGCAGAAGCACAAGAGCGTGGAGGTAGACCTGACGGCCCGCGGTCCGTGGCAGATTTGGGAGCGGCCGGTTTCCGGGCACGAGTACGTGATCGGGGCTGACTTTTCTGAGGGGTTGGGCATGGACGAGACCTTCGTGCGGGTGTTCGACCGGAATGCCCGTCGGTTTGTGGCGCAGATGCACACCAACAAGATGGACCCCGAGCTTGCCGGCGAAGAGATCGTCAAGGCGGCCTACTGGTACGAGCAGGCGTTTATCGTGCCCGAGGCCAACGCCCCTGGTCTCGCCGCCATCGTCAAGGTGCGTAACGACTACCCTCGGAGGCGGATCTACCGACGGGCGACCAACCTGATTCAGGACAAGAAGGGCGGAAAACCGCGTCTCATGGCGCGTACGGGAGAGGGGGAGCTGGGGTGGAAGACCTCCTCACGCACCAAGAAGCTGCTTATCAGTGGGTACATGGACGCGATTCGGAACCACGACTTCGATGAGCCCTCGACCTCGGTGATCGGCCAGTGCATGACCTACGTAGACCGAGGAGACGGGAGCCTGGGAGCGCAGCAGGGTTGCCTGGACGATGGTGTGATCGCCTCGGCCCTTGCTATTCTAGGAGATACGGTACTACCTTCGCCCAGGCCGGTCCGGGTGATGCAGGATGTTTTCGGATCGGCGGAGCCTTTTGACCCCGTGCACGCCACGTTGTTGGATGACGATAGCTGGTAGCCATGGCGCGTCGTAGCAAGAAAAACGACATTCGCGACCGGGTAAAAGCCTACACGAAGCAGGCGATCGTGGAGGCTGACACGTTCCGACAGGAGGTGCTCTTCCCGGCCGTCTTGAAGGCCAACGCGCAGTACCGCGGGGACCTGCCCACCCGACTGACTCCCAAGAAGCGTCGCCGGATCTACTACCAGAAAACCCGACAGCGGGTGCAGGCGCTCCAGGGGGAGATCATCAACGCCGCGTTTTCGGCCGGCCGGAACATCCTGAACCTGCGGCGGCAAGGGCTGGAGGACAGCGCCGAGGTCCGGGTTCTGCACGAGGTAGTGAACTGGCATCTTCGGAACACGATCAACACCTTCGGGCTGTTCGTGGACACGGGGGAAGACGCGCAGCTACGCAACGCGGCGGCCATCAAGGTAGGTTGGCGCTACGTAAAGACCAGCTCCAACGAGACGATTGACCTTCCTGACGGAACGACGCAGGACGTGCAGGTGGACGACATCGTAGAGGACCAGCCGGTGTGCAAGGCGGTTCCTCTGGAACGGCTGCGCTGGAACCCGGAAACCACGGCGATCGGGGTGCCGTGGGAGGATTGCCGGTTCCTATCTCACTCGGAGTGGTACGTGACGCAGGACCTGGTGGCAGCGGCGGCCCAGGGGCTGTTCAACCCCGAGGTGGTCGAGAGAATCGTTGGGGAGTACACGCGCAAGAAGAAGGAGGGGGCCGAGCTGGATCGGGGTGGGGTGGAGCCGATGCGCTTTCCCGAGGCGGAGATCCGCGACTCGACCCGCGGCTACACCTTCGGGGCCCTGTCCCAAGAGCAGGGGATCGAGGTTGCCGAGGTGCAGACCAGGCTCGACCTCGACGGGGATGGGTACCCTGAGAAGGTGTGGTACTACTACGCGCCGGCCTATGACGAGCTGCTCACCGACCCCATTCCCCTCCCGTGGCCGGACCGTCTGTTCAACATCGTGGTGGGTACGGCGATCCCGCGCGCTTACCGGGTGCACGGCGAGAACATCCCCGAGCAGATTGCCGACTTGCAGGCCAGCGTGAACTCGAAGAAGAACCGGCTGGATGACGCCCTGGCGATGATCGTGGAGCAGGGGTGGATCGTGGAGAACGGGTCCAACACGGACGTGGCCGCGCTCGCGACCTCGCGGTACATCACCACCACGGACGACATCAACTCGGTGCGGCCTCGTGACCACCAGGAGGTGCCGCAGACCTTCTTCACGGGCATCAAGGACGACGAGCAGGAGATTGACGAGCGGCTGGGCATTACCAGCACCTATCTTGGCAGCTCGCAGATTCCTGCCTCGGCTCCCGCGACCACGAGCGTGCAGAGCGCGCAGCAGAGTGGCCAGCGGATCGGCTATCTGATGAACGCGCTGGTGCACACTCTCTTCCTGCCCGCGTTCAAAAAGCTGGCGCTCTACGTGGCGAAGTACGAGTCTGACGAGGAGATCTTCAGAATCGCCAACGAGCTGTCGAAATCCGGCCAGACGACGAGCTTCTTTCCCAACGCCGATACCATGGCCTACGACCTGCGCGTGACGATGGCGTTCGGGCCCAACGACTCGGTGATCAAGACGACCGAGCTGACCCAGCTCTTAGGGGTGATGATGCAGATCGCCGGCACCCCGTTGCAGTCGGCGGATGGTACCCTGGTGGTGCCGAACATCAAGCAGCTCGTAGACGACATCATGCGCCTCCAGAACGTCCCCGATTCTGATGCTTACTGGTTGCCGGCCGCCCAGCCAGCTCTACCCCCGCACCAGGCAGGCGGCGTGCCACCCGGCGGACCAGAAGGTCCAACGGCAGGGGGAAGGCCGGCCACCGTGTCCAAGGTGGGAGGTCCTGAGCTGCCGTTGGACGCCCTGATGGGGGCCGCGTCTTCTGGCGTGCCCGGTCTCGGGAGTAACGTGTGAGCGCTGAGCACACCTTTGATGCGCTTCATGACCTAGAGCAGGCACTCGGCCAGGAGGGTTTGGCTGACCTGTTGGAGTGGAACGCGCAGATCGGGGACGCCCGGTTGATCCTGGAGGAGCTGACTACCTCGACGGCCCTCCGTGAGCTGAAAAAGCTTGCCGCGACGGTGGGCCGGGTGGCCACCATGAAGCTGATCTCGACCGACCCGACCCAGGCGGGGAGGATTGCGCAGCTCCAGGCGTTGGCGACCTTGCCGGACCTCTTCGATAAGCTGGTTCGCGCGACGTGCGACCGGCTAAACGCGGCCCTTGATAACGTAGCTGCAACTCTCGATAGTATCGACTAGGAGAACCTTATGGGATGGCTGAAACGGTCTCTGTTCTACTTTGCCCCGGCAGACGACGGGGGCGGGGGTGCCCCTGGTAGCGGCCCCGATCCCGCGCTGGAGGCCGCACCGGAAACCGGGTCCGCGCCCGCCCCAGAAACCGAGTCCGCGCCCGCGGCTGGGCAGCTTACCGAGGAGCAGTTGGGCCAGTCCTTTCAGGTGGACGGCACCGAAATGACCCTCGGGGACATGGTTGCCAAGGCCCAGCAGGCGAGCCGTCTTGAGCAGCAGGTTGCCAATCTTTCGACCCGTGAAGACACGCTCAACCAGCTCGACGCGCAGCTTCGTCTTCGTGAGGCGAAGCTTGCTAGGGAGAGCGCCCCGGCAGAGCCGCCGGACCAGGTCCCCGACCCTGAGCAGGACCCCAAGGGGTACTTTCGGCACGAGTACGTGGACCCGGTCTTCAAGCCTCTCAAGCAGCAGCTTGAGGCGGTGGTCGGGGAGCTGCGGGAGTTGCGTCCTGCCAAGGACGTGGCGCTTCTCAAGCAGCAGTTCGTCGATTATGATCAGTTTGAGCCGGTGATTGAGCAGGCGCTTACCGCGATTCGGCAGCAGAACCCCGTGGTTGCCGAGTCGATGAACAACGTACTGGGCCGCGAGCTGCTTTACCACCGCGCCAAGATGTACGGCGGGCAGAAGGCCCGCCCGGCTGCGAAACCGACGCACAACACCCAGGTATCTCTAGGGAGAAGCCGGGTTGAGGAAGGGATCAACACGGGCAACCGCGGTGAGCGGGCCCGGTCGATCATCCAAGGGATGCCGCGGGCCGAGTTTGAGCAGTACCGCGCGGCGCTTGAAGCGGGTAAAACTGCGCAGGCTGTCAAGATTCTTAACGATGCCGGCGCCAAACTAGGAACCTCCTAACATGGCTGACACCATTACCACCACCGGGCAGATCGACCCGGCTGTCGATGCGATGTACGACCGCACGCTTCTTGAGCGTGCCCTTCCTTATCTCGTTCATGACCGGTTCGGGCAGCGCCGGCCTCTCAAAAGCAACAGCGGGCGCACCGTGAAGTTCCGCAAGTTCTCGGCGCTGCCCACGAACACCGTGCCGCTCCAGGAGGGGGTGACGCCGGCCGGGCAGCAGCTCAGCAAGACGGACATCACGGCTACGGTGCAGCAATACGGCGACTTTGTCACCGTCACCGACGTGGTGACGTGGGTGAACGAAGACAGCGTTCTTATGGAGACCGCCGAGCTTCTCGGCGAGCAGGCTGGCCAGACGCTGGACCTGATCTACCGCGACCGGCTGGTAGGCGGCACCAACGTGATGTACGCCAACAACGTGGCTGCCCGGGGTAACATCACCGGGGCGGCCACGGGGATCGCCAACGAGAAGGATCTCAAGTGGGCGGTTCGTACTCTGGTGCGCGCGAATACCCGCAAGTGGACCTCGATGATCCGACCGGGGACCGGGGTCGGATCGACCCCGATTCGCCCGGCTTACTGGGCGATCACGCACCCGGACGTGGTGACCGACCTGGAGGATTTCTCCACCCTCTGGACCCCGGTCGAGAAGTACGCGGCGCAGACCCAGGTGATGGAGCACGAGGTCGGGGCATTCAGTCGCGGGGTGCGGTTTGTAGAGACCACCAACGCCAAGATCTGGCCAGATGCCGGGGGCGCCGATGGTAACGTGCTGGTTAGTACGGGAGGCACGTTGTGCGACGTTTACGCCACGCTGATCTACGCCCGTGATGCCTACGGGATCGTACCGTTGGAGGGCCACGCCATGGAGAACATCCGCAAGCCGCTGGGATCGGCCGGCGCGGCGGATCCTCTCAACCAGCGCGGGACCAGCGGCTGGAAGGCGATGACCACGGCGCGGATCTTGCAGGAGCTGTTCATGATCCGCTACGAGACGGGCGCCAGCGACTTTGCCAACCTGTAGTTCACGGAGCCGGGCATCTCGTAAAACTGCCCATCTTACAAGGAGAACAACATGAGCCAAGGACAGCCGCACGTGGCGGCCATCATGAGGACCGGGACGGGTGCCGCGATAAACTTCAACTTTGGGTTCGTTCCGCACGCGGTCACCCTCAACAACACCACCGGAAACTGTATAGGGTACTGGAACGACCTGATGCCCGATGCGTCGATGCAGAAGGTTGTGGACTCCGGGGCTGGCGCTACCGACATCAGTTTTGTCACCGTGCAGGGGGTGACGCCCTACTCGGGTGCCGGGGACGGCGAGGCGCTTTCGGGCACGGTTTCCACGGTTGCAGGCACCCGGAACCTCACCGGAGCCTCGTCGAAGTTTACCTGGGAGCTGGAGGTCGGCGACCTGATCAAGGTGGGTCCTGACGAGCTGCATGTGGACTCCATAGCCTCGAACACGGCCGCTACCGTTTCCGAACCCGCCAGCGCCACCTCGACCAACGTCAAGGGCTACCGGTATACCCGTTCTGGGGGTGGGATCACTCTGGGGACGGATGTTGATCTGAACGTCAACAACGAGGTCCTGTACGTCACGGCGTGGCGTTAGCTGAGAAGGGAGATTCAAGGTGGCAATCTCTGGTGGGTTGAAGGTGAAGAAGGCGGTGTCCCTGGTTCGCCCTGGCAACAACGAGACCGTGCTCAACGTGCAGGTAGACAAGGAGTACGCGGAGGCGTTCGAGGCCGAAAAGGTTACCAAGTCGGATCGTCGCGGGCTTCTGGAGATCAAGAAAGCTCTGGACGCCCAGCCAAAGTTCAAGGTTTTGATTCAGGCAACCGAGAGCAACGGGGTGTTGGACGATTCGGATGTGCCGGTGGTGATCAACGGCTACATCTACAACATTCAGCGGGGCAAGGAGGTCGCGGTCCCGGAGAGCGTGGTGGAAATCCTCAAGCACGCGAAGATCGAGACCGAGCAGTACAAGATAGACGAGGCGGGCATCCGCCCGACCGTCAAGATGCCGGTAGAGATCCAGCGGTATCCCTTCAGTGTGCTGGGGCCGGCGTAGGTGAATGTAGTCGAGCTTCTGGAGTCGGTCTGGCGGCACGTTGGTGCAGTCCGCGTGCCGTCAGACTACCAGCTCTTGCAACTCGCTACTGATCTGCGGGCAGGTCTTTGGACGGTGGACGAGCCGGTATCGTGGACGGACAAAGAGACGGTGATCTCCGGCGTCTTGGCCGCCGACTCGGTTGCCCTTCCTGCCGAGTTGCTCAAGGTTCCCTTGCGGGTGCGCGTGGCCGGCCAGGACGTGCCTTCTCTGACTTGGCCCTATGACCAGGGAGACAGCGGGTTCTACGTCAAGACCCTTCTAGGCACGAGCGGGGCAGGGCGCCAAGAGGTGGTGCTGGTGGGCTACGACGACGCGGTAGCCTCAGGGGCGAGTTACGAGATTCGGGCGGTGCTGGACGACGGCACCTTGGTTCCGACTTCCGACCCTACGGCCAAGGTGACCAACTTGGCGCCTCCTTTTGACCGGCTACTCGTGGCGCAGCTTGCCGAGCAGTACGCCACCGAGGCCCAGGCCAGGTTGGTGCAGCGCTTGTTGAAAGCGGCCAACGCCGAGGTCGCCACCTACCAGCAGCAGAGGTTCCAGCAGCTCAGCGTGGGAGGTGCCAACGTTGATGGCTACGAGGAGTGGTAGTGGCCGGCCTGCTCACCTTCTCTGACATCCTCGACCAGGCGGCCGAGCGTGTTGGGGACACCTCGTCAGGGACGCGCTCAATCCTGGCGACGTTGGTCAACGGCACCATGCGCCGGATTGCCCTCTTTCGCCCGTGGCCGCACCTTCATCGGGTTGACGACCTCACCCTCGATGCCGTCGCCGTCAGTCTGAATAACGACGTTCTGGAGTTGCAGGGGCGCCCACGGGCGGCGGTCACCGGAGTGCCGCTCCTCAAGGTCACCGCCGACGACTACGCTGCCCTCGTGTCGCTCTACGCGGCGCCCGGGGTTCCGGTCTGGTTCATGGAGCAGAACTTGTTGCTCTACCCGGTGCCTACCCCAGCCGTCCCGCTGGCGGTGCGGGTGCCGGTCTTGCGGCGGCCTACCACGCTACTGAACGACCTCTCTAACCAGAGTGCGTCGCCGGAGTTTCCGCAGCACGTGTACGAGTGGATCGTTGAAGGGACCGTGCTGAGGATGCAGGGCAGGATGAACCACGAGCTGGCGGACGAGACCCAGCAGAGGTTCAACAGCTACCTCCAGGAGTGGGCGGGGACGCACCTGTGAAGCAGCTCAAGAACGCGGAGACGGCGGTGGTTCTCGGCCCGTGGACCGATGGGCTGCGTGAGGTGGACAACCCGTACGACGCCCAGCGCACCGAGATCGTGGCCGCTTCGCGGTTTGACTGGTTCAACGGGTACCTGGTCAAGCAATCCGGGCTGAAGGTGCTGAACTACGACCACCAGATTACCGAGACGGCAACGCCTCGGGTGGTGGACTTTCTCTTCCGGTACAACGCGGAACCTGGCAGCGTAGCCGGGATCAACAGCAACGGCCGAGAGCTGCTCATCGGGGCCGGCACCAAGCTCTACGCCTACAACGAGGTTTCCAGGACCCCGGTGCCGGAAGCCGCGGGGTTGACCTTCGCGGCGGTTCGGTTCAGCGCAGCCGCCTGGCACGATGGCAGCGGCCCGGCCCTCTTCTTGGTAAGCGGGGCGGACAAGCTCTGCAAGTATAAGATCGGGACCTCGGGCCTGCCCGGGACGGCGACCGCCGCGGTTGCGGGCATCGACGGGCGGCTGGTCACCCTGTTCAAGGAGCGGCTCTGGGTTTGGGACCTTACGAAGGACGCAACCGGGGTTCCCTGGTCGCACCCCAACTGGGGCGCCTTTTCGGCCCGGGGTGACGCGACCTCCTTCAACAACGTGGATATTGTCGAGTGCGGGGCGGACAACGAGAGCGTCCAGGCGGTCCTTCCGCTAGAGCAGTCGCAGCTCGTGCTTACCGACAGGTCTATTCAGCAGGTCTTCGGCTCGTCCTTGGACACGATCTCGATAAACCAGGTGGCGTCGATTGGCACGGTGGACGGGGCCTCGGTGATCCTGGTAGACCGGCCCACGAGAGCGGTTCTGTTCTTGGCGACCGATGGCTACTATGCCTTCTTTCCGGACACCGGGCAGCTTCACAACCTGTCCACAGGGCTTCCCAAGAGCTTCACCTCGTGGGGCGGGACTCAGCGGCGCACCGCGGTGTACGATCCCAGCTTGCGATGTGTCCGGCTCTTGCACAACATCCGGCCAAAGAACAACCGGACGCTCTTTGTCACGGGGCTGAAGCCCAACCTCAGGAACGAGCAGGTTTTGGGGCCGTGGATGCCGGGAACCCTGCCGATCGCGGTCTTCTCGGGGGCGACCTACTCGGCGACGGACGACGCGGTAAAGATCGTGGTGGGGGACGGCGAGGGGTACTTGTACGAGTACAGCGGCGGCACGTTTGCCGACCTGCTTCCCGACGGCATCGGGGGGACTACGTTACTGCCCTTCGTCTCTTCGGTGGACCTGGCGCCTACCTGGGGGCAGGACTCCCACGGGCTGGTGAAAAAGCAGGTGGGGTGGCTGTCGATCTTTGGGTACGGGGGCGGGGACGTGACCGCTACCGTGCAGGACAGCAGGAAGCGCTTCACGGCGGGGATTCAGATGCACCTGCCGGGTACCAACAGGCCTATCTGGAACCAGGTGATCTGGAACCAGTTTATCTGGGGTGGCTCGCACAGCATGTCGGCAGTGAGGGAAGGCGTCAAAGGCCTACCGCCATCCCAGGGGTACGCGATTCGGCTGAGCCACTCCGACGCGGAGCCGCTGATCCTAGGGCCGTGTACCCTGCACTACCACCCATTGGACGTTGACGCAGGAGTCTAAGATGGTGCTACTCGGTTCTTTTTCTGGGGACTATCAGGACGACGTTGATACCGGCCAGGGTAGCGACGTGGCGACCGACCTGGAGAGCATTCGGACCGTGATGAACGGCCTGCTCGACGACGCCAACATCAAACCCGGCGCGGCGATCAACCAGAGCAAGGTCGCCGGCCTGACCACGGCCGTGGCGAAGCTTGACAGTGCCCACCAAGGGGAGAATCACACCGGGGACGTTACCTCGGTGGGGCTGGTGACGACGATCGCGACGAACGCCGTCACCGAGACCAAGATCGCGGCGAACGCGGTCACCGAGGCCAAGATCGGGGCGCTTGCGGTCACGAATGGCAAGATCGTGGACAGCGCCATAGAGAACGTCAAGCTCGCCGGTATGCCAACCGCCACCTTCAAGGGGAGAATCGCGGCGGGTACCGGAGTCCCTGAGAACCTTACGGCGGCTCAGGTTGCCACGATCTTGGGCCTTTGGCAGGTTGCCGGCGTGTACTCGACCCAGATTCAGATGATCAACGTCGCCGCGGTGGTCAAGTTCCAGAGTGCGACTTCCGGGGGGAGCGGTCACGGGATCGTCATAGACACCGTAAACTGGCGGCTGACTGTCTCTTTGACAGGTGTCTACCTGTTGACCTTCGACTGCCAGGTGGGGGATGGCTTCTCCTTCGGCAGCATTATCCGTGCGCGTGTCAATGGGGTGAACGACCCTTCTGCGGTCTACGGTCCTGCCACGTTTCCACTAGGGATGCTTCACGTCCATTTTCTGCTTTCGCTCGCCGCCAGTGATTACGTGGACGTGTATGTGGAGCCTGCCGATGTAGGCGGCTTTAATTTCGTGCACTACACGCTTCTACGTGTTGCCTAGGAAGACCCGATGCCCCGCAAGCTCGTCACGTTTTCTGACAACGCGGCCCTCGACCGGCAGGTCGGGGAGATCTGCCGAACGGCGGTGGACAGCCGGTTCGTCTTTACCGTAGTTTCTCCGGGATCGGGGATCGAGTTTTCGATCAAGCACGGGTTGGACCGGGTACCTTCAGGGTACGTGCTGGCCGGCGGCTCCGAAGCTATTTCGCTCTGGGACGGGGCGACGCCTAGCGACAAGGAGACCTTGTATCTACAGGTTTCCGCGGGGCCGGGGGCGGTGTTCAAGGTCTTGGTGTTCTAGGAGACGGCTCATGGCTTTTCTAGGGGGTTTCTTCGGGGCGCCAAAGTCCACCTCAAAGCCGATCAGCGGCAAACAGGTGGTCGATGTATTCAACTCCATCGCGCCCATTCTTGGGGGCTCCTTTCAGCCGGGGGCCAACGGCACGATGGTAATCAACCCGGATCTTCTCAACGTGGCGCCGCCGGGGACTCTTCGGCCGCAGCCCACGTCCACCACGACGATCGCGACGCCGCAGGCGGGCGTGCCGCCTGGCGCTTTTGCGCCCCAGGCCTTCGTGCCGCGGATCGCCGGGACGACGATCCGGGCTGCGGACCCGGCTCTCGCCCCGCCCCAGGCTTTTGCGCCGCAGATCGCCGGGACGACGATCGGGGCCACCAACCAGGCAGCCGCTCCGCCCCAGGCTTTTGCGCCGCAGATCGCCGGGACGACGATCGGGGCCACCAACCCGGTAGCCGCTCCGGGCCTCGCGTCTACGCAGATCTCCAACCTGACCCCGGCGCAGATGGCCAACATTGCCAGCCTGCCCGGGATGAACTTCGATCCTAGACTTCTGAGTGGCGGGGATTTTGAGCGGCTGCGCCAGTCGATCTTGCAGC